GTGACGATCCGGCCCACCTTCGATCACGACGTGATCGACGAGCCAGCTTTCGAGCCCGCGACCCCAGGCCCAGACATCGACCTCGATCCGGTCTTTCTGCACGTCGACCCCGGCAGTCAGAAACAGCCCGCCCGCTGGCACCGTGCCGGATGTCCAGCGCTCGCGCCGGTCGTAGAGCCGCTGCCAGTCGGGGGCTTCCCCGGTCTCGACCCAGGTCTCGCCGAGGATCGTGTTGCGAAACGCCTTGATCGCCTCGTCCGACCCCTGGGCCGCGTCCCATGCCCGCACGATCCGCTCCCAGCTCAGCCAGCCGATCGGCGAATAGAGTGCGGAGAGGTGATACCCGACCGTGGTCGGATCGGCGGCCGTGGCGGTTGCCCGCCATTCGCCACGCTCAAGCATCGCCGTCTTGTGGTGCTCCGCGATGGGCTGCTCGCAGCCCTCGCAGTGATATTCCGCCGTCTCGGGGCGGCCCTTCTGCCAGCGCAGCCGGTCGAACTTCAGCCACTGCATCGCGCCGCAATGCGGGCATGGCACGAAGAACCGCCGCTGGTCGGACGCCTCGAACTCCCGCTCGATGCGCGACAGCCCCCGGATCGTGGGCGTCGAGACCAGCAGCACCTTTCGCCGATGGGCGAAGGTCAGCGAGCGCGCCTCGGCCAGCGTGACCGGATCGCCTTCCTCGTCGGCCGATGCCGGATATGCGTCGACCTCGTCGAGGAAGATGTAGCGCGCCGGGGTCGAGCGCAGCCCGACCGCCGAGTTCGCGCCCGTCATGATCAGGATGCCGCCCGCGAACTCCTTCGACAGCATCGTGTTGCCCGCGTCGCGGGACCGCGCCGGTTTGACCCGCTCCCGCAGCTCTGGGCTTTCATCGATCAGCGGGTCGATCCGCTGGCGCGAGTTGCGCTTGGCCAGTTCCACAGTGGGCTGGACGGCGAGCATCGGCCCCGGCGCCTGGTGGATGGCGAACCCGATCCAGTTGTTGCCGGCCTCGGTCGCGCCGACCTGCGCGGCCTTCATGAACACGATCCGCTGCGTGGGATCGCCGGGCGACAGCCGGTCCATGATCTCGCGCATGTAGGGCGTGCGCACGGTGCGATACCGCCCGGGCTCGGCCGAGGCGCGGCCAGAGAGCATCCGGTGCCGGTCCGCCCATTCCGAGACGGTCAGGTCCGGGTCGGGCCGCAGCCCGTTGCCCCAGGCGCGCAGGATCTCGCCCGCGCCGTCGAAGTCGGTCAGACCGCCAAGATCATCGCCGCTCTCACCGGAAGTCGGGCCGGACCTCGGCGAGTTCGTCGAGGTGGGCGCGTACATGTTTCTCCAGGACCTTCTGCATCGCGGCTGGCTCCACGGTGATCTGCTGGCCGGTCGCGTCGCTGCACGAGGCCGAGATCTCGGCCGCCATCAGCGCCGCCGCGCGCGCAGGCCAGTTCACCCACGCGTCCCGCTCCTCCCGCGCCAGCCGGAACACCAGCGCCAGCGCGCGGGCCCGCTCGATCAACTCCCCCTTCAGCTTCTGGAGCCGGATGCGCCGCTCCTGCGCCTTCAGCACCTCGTTCGCGGTCTTGGCCTGCAGGAAGGTCGTGCCGCCCCCGACGGCCGGGACCGCCAGACCCTGTTCGCGGAGCGTGTCTCCGACCGCTGCCACCGCCGCCTCGGGGACAGGCTTCAGCTTCGGCGCGGGCGGTTTCCGCGTCTTCGACGGGTCGGTCGTCTCTGCGCGCCGAGCGTCGCTGGCGGCCGCGTTGATGCTGCCATCGGGATAGAGGACCAGCCGCTCGGCCGTCTTCGCCTTCTGGATCGCGCCCCGCGACAGCCCGACATGGGCGGCGTACTGGCGCTCGCTCATGCCCTGCATCGACGGCTCCGATTATCATTCAGATTCATGTGCTTATCGAGTTGATAAGCCCCGCGGACAGAGGGAACGTGATCCCACGAAGACGATGCAACTCACCACGGAGCCACCCCGATGACCACGCGCCTGAACCCGATCACCACCCCGCGCCACGAACTCCGCGCCGAGAAGGCGCGCAGGAACAAGGAAGCCGCACTAGCCGCCTTCATCGGCAAGAAGGCCGAGATCGACGAGATGCTCGCCCGCCTGCAGGCGCTCAGCGACGACCATTTCAACTGCGCCCCCGACGAGGCGGGCTGGGCGATGGTCGGCACCCTCGAACACTACGCCAGCCTCCTGAAGCGCATTACCGACAGCGCCTTCGGCGAGGGCGAACACGCCCGCTGATCTCCGGCAACGCCGGAACTCCCGCCGCGCGCCCTGCGCGGCTCGGGGTCGTAGAAGGCGCCGCATGTCGCGGGCCGAATACGGAGATGACCCCATGACCAAGATTTCCGATACCCAAGCCATCATCCTCAGCGCCGCCGCACAGCGCGAGGACCGCATCGCCCTGCCGCTCCCCCACAGCTTGCGCGGCGGGGCCGCCGCCAAGGTGGTCGGCGCAATGCTCGCCAAGGGCTTCCTGCAGGAGGTCGACGCCGACCTGCGCAAGGGCGAGCCCGTCTGGCGCGAGACCGGCGATGGCCACGGCGTCACGCTGGTAGCCACCGACGCAGGCCTCGCCGCCATCGGCATCGAGGCCGTGAACGCGAACACCGCGCCTGCGAGCGCGACGGATGCGCCTTCCGAGGAGCCCGCGCCGGACACCCCCACCGAACCGAAGGCTGCGCCCAAGACGCGCACGCCGCGCGAGGGAACGAAGCAGGCCACGCTGATCGCCATGCTGCGCGCGCCGGAGGGCGCGACCATCGAGGAGATCATGGCCGCGACGGGCTGGCAGTCGCACACGGTTCGCGGCGCGATGGCCGGGGCGCTGAAGAAGAAACTCGGGCTCGAGGTGACCTCGGAGAAGGTCGAGGATCGGGGGCGCGTGTACAAACTCCCCGCCGCCTGACGCACCGGACGCCAACAAGCTGATGGCCGCCGTCCCTCCGGGGCGGCGGTCGATCATTTTGCGCTCCGCATCCGGATGGCCTCGAACACCCGGCGAAGGGCGAAGGAACGGGCGATCGACACGACGGTGAAGACGGCGCCCATCTTCAGGTTCTGCGCCAGCGTCGTGTGCAGCCCGAAGATCGGGAAGATCAGGATCTGCGTGACGACGGCAACGCCGTAGCCGACGATCACATTGGCGACGGACTCGACCAGCGACATGAGGCGGGATTGCTTTGTAACTCCTCCACTCATTGGATCGCTGCCCCTGTATGGTGGTGGTTCGATAGCCGGGAGAGGGTCGCCGCGTCTGCTTTGAGGGTCGTTCCTCGTGCATGAGATTGGCGCCCTCGACCGGCGTTCAGGGCTCGAACGGTATCCTGGGGCCGGGTCGGCTTGATCCGTGTCCTCGCTTGGACAAGGCTGGGCGTGAACGTCGGGATCGAGGCTCCCTGGCCTGAACGCGGGAGGACGGGATGTTTGCAGGGATCGACGTGGCGGCAGAGCGTCACGTATTGGCGCGGCTCGACGATACGGGGGTGCCGATCGGCCGCCCGACGCCCTTTGCCGAGGATGCGGGTGGCTATCGGCTGCTGCTCGATGCGCTCGGGCCACCGCCGGCGCTGGTCGTGATCGAGGCGACCGGGCACTACTGGAAGAACCTCTACGCGACGCTTGCCGCGGCTGGCCATGACGTCGTCCTGCTCAATCCGATCATCGCACGGCGTTTCCAGGAAGCGCAGCTCGAACGCACCAAGACCGACGCGGTCGACGCATCGGCGCTGGCCCGGCTCGGCTTCGAGAAGCGCCCCGTGCCCACGCGGCTGCACGATGCAGCCTCCGAAGCCTTGCGCGAGCTCGTGCGCCACCGCGACCGGCTGCGGCAGGACTTCGATGACCGGGTGCGCCAGCTGCACCGCCTGATCGACCTCGGCTTTCCCGAGTTCACGCGCCACGTCAAAGGCCTGGACACGATGCTCGCCACGGCGCTCATCGCCGAGTGCCCGACCGCCGAGATCTTCGCCCGCACCGATCCGCGGCGGCTGGCGCGGTTGCGCTACGACGGCCGGCACAAGGTCGGGCTCGATCGCGCCGAGCGCTTCGTCGCTGCGGCCAAACGCTCGGTCGGTCAACATCGCGGGCCGGTCTACGAGATGCAGGCCCGCCATGTCTGTCAGGACCTCGACCTCTGGCGCCGTCGCCTGAAGGAGATCGAGGCCGATATCGAGGGGCTGCTCGACGCCCATGAGATCGGCCGACTGCTCACCAGCATAGACGGCATTGGCCCGCATTCCGCGGCGCGCATCATCGCTGCCGTCGGCGATCCGGCCCGCTTCCGAAGCGCCGGTGCCTTCGCGGCTTACGTCGGTGTCGTGCCCGGGCTTCGGCAATCGGGAAAGCGCACGCCCGCCCGGGCGCCAACGACCTTCGGGAATGCGAAGCTGCGCCGCGCACTGTGGATGACGGTGCTCGCCGCAGTCCGCATCAACCCCTGGCTCAAGGCATTCCACGACCGTCTGCGCGACGCCGGAAAGCCGCCGAAGCTCGCTCTCATCGCGGCCATGCGCAAACTGCTCCACGCCGTCTACAGCGTCGCCAAAAGCCGAAACCCCTTCGTCATCAGCACCGAGCAGGCGCAAGCGGCGTAGACCCAGAATATCGGAGCCGATCGCGCCTGCGGCGTCAGAAACTGCTTGATCCACCAGACGGTATCTCATGCCGCTGCCTCATCCATCAGCCAGCAATTCAGTCGCCAGAGTTCGCAGCGCATGCGCCGCAACCAGGGGGACCACGCCGTTGCCACAGAGGCGAAGCCGGTCCACCCGGTGGGCCAGCCCATCAGCGCCTCGACGAACAGCGGGTTCAAGGTCCGGCGCGCATCGGAGGTATCGCTCCCAGCCAACGGCGTCAGCAGGACCTGGCGGCCAAGCAGGCCGTTCACCGGCGTGTTGGCAAGGCTCGTCGCCCCGTCCTTGTGGTCGCGCGCCGTCGGCGTCATCCACATCCCGGCCGCGTGGGTCAAGTCCGCTGTCCGCCGGTTGCCAGCGCTCGGCTTGCAGCCGTCGTTCGCCATCGGCGTCGTCCAATCCCGCGCCATGCGGTCCAGACCCTTCTCGTCGCGCCGTTCGCCGCCCCGGCTGCGAAAGCTGTCGGTCTGCGGCGTCGGCCAGAGTGCGGCCGTGGTCGCCAGGTTCATCCCGTGCTGTCCCGCTGCCTGCGACGGCGTCGGCTTCGTCTGCCGGTTCTCGTTCGCGCTCGCCCTCGGTGTCGGCCAAAGCCGCAGCAGTTCCGTCCGGTTCCCGCCACTCGACCGGGTGCCAGAGCAGGCGCGCGGGGTCGGCCAGTTCGTCGCCCTCGCGGATGGCGAGGATGAACAGACGCTCGCGTTTGTGGGGCGCGCCGACTTCCGCCGCCGTGAAGAGGCCTGCCGCAAGGCGGTAGCCCATGCCGACCAGTCCTGCGGCGACTTCGGGGAAGCCGAGGCAGAGATGATGGGCGACATTCTCGAGGAAGACGAAGGGCGGCTCGATCTCGCCGATGATGCGGGCGACATGCGGCCAGAGGTGCCGCGGGTCGTCCGCGCCACGGCGCTTGCCCGCGACGGAGAACGGCTGGCACGGATAGCCCGCAGTGACGATGTCCACCGCGCCGCGCCACGGGCGGCCGTCGAAGGTTCCAACGTCGTCCCAGACAGGCGCGCAATCCAGGGACGCATCTTCCATCCGCGCCACGAGAGCGGCCGCGGCGTAGGTTTCCCGTTCGACATGGCCCACAGCACGATATCCGGGGAGGGCGATGGCGAGCCCGAGGTCGAGCCCGCCCGCGCCAGAGCAGAGGGAGAGGCCGAAGAGGCATGCTTCTCCGGCTCCGGAAGCGCGTCCGGAGGAAGGTAAGCCAGGTCATGCATGTCACGCGGCGGTCTTGCGCTTTCGCGCGGGTTCGGGGGCGGCGTCCGTTGCCGGGGCATCGGCCGGGGCTTCGGTGTCGTTGCCGAGCCGCTCGGTTCTCACCTGTGCGAAGGTCCGGCCGTCGCCTTCGAGAATTGCGTCCTTCCCGGTCTCGGCCTGCCAGCGCTCGACGGCGACATCGACATAGGCCGGGCTGATCTCCATCGCGAAGACGCGCCGGCCATTGGACTCGCCCGCCATGATCTGCGAGCCGGACCCCGAGAACGGCTCGTAGCAGAGGCCGCCGCGGGCGACGTGCTGGCGCATGGGGATCCCGAAGGCGTCCAGCGGTTTCGGCGTCGGATGGTCAGGGCGCTCGTCCTTGGCGAAGGACGGCATTTCCCAGGTCGAGGGCAGCGTCTGCTCGGCCACCTTCGGCGGGCGGTTCGGTCTGCGCCAGCCCATGAAGCAGGGCTCGTGCTTCCAGAGGTAGTGGGAGCGGGTGAGCACCCCGCGGTCCTTCACCCAGATGATCTGCTGGTGAACGAAGGCGCCGGCCTTTTCCCAGCAGGCCTCGAGCATCGCCTGGCGGCGGGAGGCGTGCCAGCAGTACCAGGCCGCGTCCTCGGTGATCGCCTCGGCCACGGCCGCGGCGATGAAACCGTCGTAGAGCTCCGCGCCCTGCGAGCTGTCGTCCCAGGTGGTGCCATAGGATGCGGACCAATCCTTGTTGCGGGTCGGGTGGTTCGAGCCGTCATAGTCCACCAGATACGGCGGGTCGGTCGCGAACAGCACCGCGCGCTCGCCGTTCATCAGGCGGCGCACGTCGGCTGCGCTGGTGCTGTCGCCGCACAGCAGCCGGTGTTCGCCGAGGATCCACAGATCGCCCGTTCGCGATGCCGGGTTGCGCGGCGGTTCGGGGATGGTCACCGGCGGCACGGAGCCCCCGGCGCCACCTTTTTCACCGTCCCCCTCCGGCACGAAAGCCAGCAGTTTGTCCAACTCGCCATCGGAGAAGCCGATCAGCGACAGGTCGAAGTCCTCGGCGAGCAGGTCGTTCAGTTCCGCTGACAACAGCGCCTCGTCCCAGGTGCCGAGTTCGGTCAGCTTGTTGTCCGCGATCCGGTACGCCCGGCGCTGCGCCTCGGTCAGATGACCCAGCACGATCACCGGCGCTTCGGTCAGCCCCAGCTGCGTCGCGGCCAGCACGCGCCCGTGGCCTGCGATCAATTCGCCGTCCTCGGCCACGAGGCAAGGCACGGTCCACCCGAACTCGGCCATGCTGGCGGCGATCTTCGCAACTTGGTCCGGTTCATGCGCCTTGGCATTGCGGGCATAGGGCTGGAGCTTGGCCAGCGGCCACATCTCGATCCGCTCTGGGGCGAAGCTCAGCGTCATGGGCGGGTCATTCCTCGGATCAGGATGGATACCCTGGCTTCCGGAATCCGGGGTCCAGACTGGACCCCACGCAGGGTCCAGTGGCCACCAGGGGTGTCCAGCTTCAAGGGTTTGATTTTGCGGTGTTTCAGGCGGGTTCAGGCGGCGGTGGATTCTTGGTGGCTTCCCAAAAATCCGGCCCTGTCGCTGGCGATGTGCTGCGCTTCGCCCGCCAGCATACGAATATCGCCAGGAAGGAACCGGAAACTGCCGTGGGCTGGACCCCGGTCGGACCCTCGCTGGATACCGGGGTCCAGAAGAGCCCCGTCAACGCAAAGGGGAGAGCGAGCTTTCCAGCGCACTCTCCCCATCTTGCCTTCGGAATAGCATGGATCTGTTGCAGATGTCGAAGGGAAAAGTGTTGCAACACATTGGAGTCACTGCGCATTCAGCCGCGCAGCGATCTTGGTCAGCGCCAGTTGCCAGCGACGCCAGGCGGTCGTGCGGTCGCAGCCGAGTTCCCCGCTGATCTGCTTCCACGGAACGCGGGCGGCACGCGACCAGACCAGCTTGCGCTCCGCCTCCTCGATCCAGAGCACCCAGTCGAAGGTCTGCTCGAGCCGGGTGATCGCGGCGGCCGAGGGCCAGACCCGCATCGGCTGCGGCTCCATCGCCGCGATCTCGCGGCTGGTCCGCACGATGTCGGGCCAGGTGTTGAAGTAACCCTGCGCCTTCACCGGCGGCAGCTTGCGCAGGGTGCGGAACGCCTCCTCGAAATGATCGGCGACGTAGCCGGCGGTCCATTCGCGATCAGCCATGGCGCGCTTCCCTGTCGGACGGGCGCGGGCCGTAGAGCTTCTCGCCGAGCTGGCGGACCAGTTCACGCTCGGGCCAGGTGAGGCGGTCGTCATCGGCGGAGACCGCGAGGACGCCCTGTTCCCGCCAGCCCTCGCGCTTGACCTCGTCGGGGTTGCGGCGGTGGCCGCCGTAGCCCTTGGGCGTGAACCGCATGCCGCTCATTGCACACCTCCCCGGGTCTCAAGCGCCCAGAGCAGGATCGCGATGGCGTCGGCCTCGTTGTCGTCGGCGGGCGAGAAGCCGCGCGCCCGCGCGGCCGCCATCATGGCATCCTTGTTCGCGTTTCCCTTGCCGGTGGCGTGGCGTTTGATGGTGCCGACCGGCACGCCCTGATAGGCGACGCCCGCGGTCTCCGCCCATGACGTCAGCGTGGCCAGCAGCCCGCCATAGACATGCGCCGCATCGGTGCCGACGTGCCTGCGCACCTCCTCGAAATGGATGGCGGTGATGGCTCCGGCGTCGTGGGCCAGTTGATCGAGCCAGCTCCGGAACCGCAGGTAGCGTATGCCGCCGCCGTCGTAGCGGCTCGGTCGGAAGGACACGGTGCCGCTGGTGATCAGACCGTCCGCCGCCTGCAGGGCCCACCCGGTCATGGTGCCGAGATCGAGGGCGAGAACGACCGGCACGCCGGGGCACGGGGCGCTCATGGGTGTCGAGGTCAGAGATACGTGGGCCATGATCGGCTCCTTTCTGGGTTGCTGCTCGATGGGGTGACGGGCGGGACATCCAGCCTTTGAGATTGCCCAGGTGTAGGTGGTGACCCTCCCGCGCTTGGCGGGGAGGTCACCTACCCCTTTAGGGGGGCGTTTTCCGGATTCTGAAATCTGCTCCAAGGCATTGATCCGAAACAGAACTTCCAGAATCCGGAGCAGAATTCGGGAAGAACCTTCCGGATTCTGGAAAGCACCTTCCAAGCCACTGAATCGAAATCGGAAATGCCAGAATCCAGAATTCGCGCGGAAAGCAGAAGCTGCGGATTCTGGCCAGAATCCGGGGCTGTGGAGCCAGAATTCGCGGCGGGGAACGGCGTGAATTCTCATGCCTCGTCCTCCTCCTGGTAGACCCAGACGGAGGGGTTCTCGACGGGCAGGACGGCCCCGGTCTGCGGGCATTTGTAGTGGCTGGGCAGCGCCGGGATCAGCTCCGGCGTGACCTCGCCTGTGTCGGGATCGACGGTCTCGTCGCCAGTGCCGAGCAGCATTCCCTCGACGCAGAGATAGCCGTATTTGCTCCGCTCCGCGGCCAGGCCGATCCGCGTGGCGGCGGGCCCCCGGATGAATTTCACGTTGCCCTTGGTGGCGAGAACGCTGAGCCGGTCGTGGACGATGGTCCGCCCGCCGAGGCCACCGGTATTCTCGAATGCTTCGGAAAACTGGGCGAACGTGTAGAGCTTGCCGCGCCGCGCCTCCTCGTAAAGCAGGCCGAGGATGACGTCGTTCTTGCGCATGCGCTCGGCGTCATGCTTTGCGCCCACCTCGGCGCGCACGAGGCGCTCGTTCATCGGGTTGATCTCGACCCATTGGCTGCGCACCTTGTCGATCAGCTTCGAGGGCAGCGCGGGGCCATTGCGCAGCTCGATCTCCAGCTTGCGCTCGGACGCGTCCTCGTCGGGGCGGTGGAGGATCAGGCCAGAGGTGTAGAAGCCCCGCAGCGCGCTGGCGCCCGAAAGCGCGAGGAACGGATCCTCCTTCACCTGATGCTTGCTCAGCTTCTTGGTGTGGTGGATCAGGATGATCCCGCAGTCGGGGTTCACGTGGTCGCGAAGCACCTCGACCCGGTCCTTGAGAAAGAACATCATCGCGGCGTTGTCGTTCTCGCCGCCGCCGTCAGGTCCGCCGTCGAACAGGTTGCGGATCGGGTCGATGCACAGGATGTCGACGGGCTCGGCCGGGAACGCCTGCTGGATCGCCTGCGCGACCAGCGCGCTGCCACCCTCATCGAGCAGCAGTTTCAGCTTCGGCGTGACGACAAGATTTTCGCGGGCGGCGCCCATCACCTCGGGCGGCAGGCCGATCTGCTGCATGCGCTCGCGCAGATAATGGTACTGGATCTCGGCCTGCAGGTAGAAAATCCGCAGCGGCCGTGGCGGCGTGAAGCCAAGAAACGGCACACCGGCAGCCATGTGCACCAGCCAGCTGATGACGAGATCGCTCTTGCCGACCTTGGGCGCGCCGCCCAGCACCAGCATGCCGCCCGGGGTCAGGACGCGCGGGCCGATGATGTCGTCGGGCATCGGCGTGCCGTCGTCCAGCAGCGCGCCCAGGGTGAAGGTGGCAATCTCTCTTGCCGCCGGAGCGCCGTCGTTCCGAATGAGCGGCGGGCCGTTCCTCGCGATGTGCAGCGCCCAAAGCCGCTCGTATTCGACCCAGAGACGGTCTTCCGGCCAGTTCGGCCGGATCATCGCCGCGTTGTATTCGCCGATCGCGCGCCAGACTTCCTCCCGGCTCATCCGCCCCTCATGCGCCATGCGGACATAGTGTCCGATTGCCATGCTGACGCCTTCGAACCGCGTCCAGGCGTCCTGGCCGCCCTCGCGGACCGGTGTGGAAAGGGCTGCGTCCACGCAGGGTTTCTCGCGTGGCTCGGCCGTCGCCATGCCGACACCGGGCATGGGCGGCATTTCGGCCGCGCGCTCGAGCATGTCGGCCAGATCGAACTCGAGATCGCGGGCTTCACGGATCAGGACGAGCCGTTCCTGGCCGCCCTTGTGATAGACCGTGCCGGGGATACGGATCGGCTGGTGCGCCGAGCGGAAATGCATGTCGCCGCCGACCTTGAGCGCGATATCGCCCCGCAACTGGCAAAGTCGCGCGAGATCGGCGCCTTCGGCAGGCTCGGTCAGCTTCCACCAGACATGGAGCTTGGTCACGCCATCGGCTGTGCGTCCGCCGCTCTCGACGATCAGCGTCGGTCGCCCGAGGTGGTGGACGAGGTGATCGAGCTTGGCAGCGATGTCGCCTGCGTCGAGATCGACGACGACGCTCTGCATCTGCAGGACATCGGCGGCACGCGCCTGTCCGGTTTCCGCCACCGTGCCGGGAATGACATAGACCGCCGCTCCCTCGCGCGCGCCCCAGGCGGCGAAGGTGGCGAGCTTGTCGGGCGCCGCGCCGTTCGCGTCGATCCAGATGTTGTGGGGCCGGCCGTCCTTGCCCTGACCCTTGTCCACGAAGCCGCGGACCGGGATCAGTCCCTCGGAATAGCCGAAGACCACGTCGACGAAGCGCGCGATCTGCGCGGGATCCGGTTCCACGGCGAAGGGATCGGGCAGCGGTGCCGCGTCGTTGAAATCCCGCCATGGATTGAAGTGGATGATCTTGTCGTCGCTCATGCCGCCAACCCCCAGCACCGTTCGGCATGGGCGCAGAACCGGCATTCGAAGAAGTCGCGGCTGGCGGCGATGCGGGGCAGCAGCTCGCCCGCGTCGGTGGCCTGCAGGATCCGCACCGCGCGGTCGGACATGCGTTGCGCCAGATCGGCATCAAAGGGCACCTGCTCGTGATGCAGTTCGGCCGTGTCCTTGTTGATCGCGGTGAAGAGTGCCGGGGCTGAGGAAATGCCCGGCACCGAGGGCTCCATGTAGGCCTGGTAGATCGCGATCTGGGCGGCATAGACGGGCTTGGAGACGGCGACCCCGTCCTTGACGCAGGCCCGCCAGTTCTTCGCGTTCATCGTCTTGCATTCCCAGAGCGCCGGAGCGCGAAGACCGAGCGCGGCCGGGGCGCCGGCGATGATCCCGTCGACATGGCCACGGATGCGACCGCCCGCGACGGAGAAGCCGAACTGTTCCCCATCGGGCCGATTGCCCTTGCGGGTGTAGAGGTCGAGCCCCGCCGCCCGTAGCCAGCGGATCGCCAGATCCTCGAGCTGATGACCGATCTCGAAGATCCGCAGCGTCTGGCCGCCGAAATCCGTGCCCTCATCCTTGGGCGCGCCCGCGAACTCGAACTGCAGCGCGCGTTCGCAGGCGTGCCCCAGACGGGACGCGCCGAGATAGGTCCGGGGCGGCGTGGCCTTCCGCTCGGCGATCAGCGCGGCGTCGACCAGCGCATTGATCCGCTCGGCCATGGAGGGGCGCGAGTTGAAATCCAGCATCAGAACGGCACCTCGCTCCCGGCGGCGATGCGCGACATCTCGGCGCCATAGCCCTCCAGAACCTCCTCGATCAGCGCGGTGACCTCTGTCGCATCGAGATCCCGCAGCCGCTTGTCCCAGCCGATTTGGTCCATGGTCGTGCCGAGCCGCTTCATCACCATCGCTATGGCGAGGCGTTCTTCATCGGTCGTTCCCTGCATGGTCAGTCCTTTCCGGTGGCGAGCCGCGAAGAACGCCTGGCAGTGCATCGAGCAGAACCAGCGGTATTCGCGGGGGCGGGGTTTGTTGGGGTTGAAGAAACCGAAGCCGCGCGCGAGGCGCAGACAGACGGCGCAAGGCTCGAGGCGCGGGTGCCAGAGCCGAATACGCTCCGGGCAATCCGCAGGCGCTGCGGACGGGGATGGGACTTGCGCGACATGGCTCACGCCGCCCTCCGCTCGGATTCGGCCGCCGTGACGAGGCGCCGGATGTCGCGCTTGTTGAACTGGAACGAGATCAGCGCGGAGGCGCGATAGCGTGTCAGGCCGTAGTCGCACCGGAACTCGGGCGGCAGGCAGTTCAGCTGCTTTTCCGTCGCGTCCTGCTTCAGCCAGCCCCTCGACTTGAAGGCGCTCTCGTCGGTCTCATGGGTGTTCAGCCAGTCGTCGGCCTGCGCGAGACAGACGATGCGCTCGCCCACGCTCAGGAGCCGCGTCGCCTTGCCCTTGGCGCCCCCGACCGCGTACCAACGGCCCTCGAGGAAGAACACGCCGCCCCAGGCGTGAAAGCCGTTGGCCATCAGCGCGGCGTCGTCGCCGAACAGATCCACCCACGCGAAACTCGATCGCTCGAGAAGATCGAGCTCGGTCATGACGAAGCTGTCGATGGGCTCCGCGCCTTCGCGTGGCAACTCGCACCCGCAGATCGGGCATTCGGTGACCGCGATCGGGATCTCGGCCTTGCATTCGGGGCAGAGTTTCGTGGGGGCTTCCCCCGGCGTCGGAACGCGGCCGTCGAGATCGACATCCTGTTCCAGCGTGCCGTGCGTGAGGCTCGACGTCCCGAAATCCAGCACGACGCAGTCGGTCTTCACGATGCCGGGGTGTTCCTCGGGATCGACGGTGCGCAGCCCGCGCCCGACCATCTGGATCATGGTGGACTTGTAGGAGCTGGGGCGCAGCAGCACGACGCAGGAGGTGGGTGGATGGTCCCAGCCCTCGGTCAGCACCGCCACGTTGACGACGACGCGGATGTCGCCCGCCGCGTAGTCGGCGAGGATCGCCTTGCGGGTCTCGGCCGCCAGATCGCCATGGATCAGTGCTGCGGAAACGCCCGCTGCCCTGAAGGCCTCGGTGACGTGTTCGGCATGCGCGACTGTGGAGCAGAACACCACGGTCTGCCGGTCGCCCGCCTTTTCTTTCCAGTGCCGGATCACCTCGTCGGTGACGGGGGCGCGGTCCATGATGCCCGCCACCTCCGCCATGTCGAAGTCCGACATGGTCTTGCGGACCGCGCGCAACTCGTCCTGCACGCCCACGTCGATGACGAAGGTGCGGGGCGGCACCAGGTGGCCCGAGGCGATCAGTTCGCCCAATCGCACCTGGTCGGCCACGTTGTCGAAGACCTCGCGCAGGCCCTTCCTGTCGCCACGGTTCGGCGTCGCTGTGACCCCGAAGATCCGAGCGTCGGGATTGGCCTCGCGCACCCGGTCAATGATGCGGCGATAGCTGTCGGCGACGGCATGGTGCGCCTCGTCGACGACCAGCAGGTCGAGGCGCGGCATGTCGGCGAGGTTCGATGCGCGCGCCAGCGTCGGCACCATTGCGAAGGCGACCTGGCCGCCCCAGGACTTCTCTGTGGCGTCGATGACCGATGTGGCGACGCCCGGCACCACGCGCTGGAATTTGGCGCGGTTCTGGGCGGTCAGCTCGTCGCGATGCGCCAGCACGCAGGCCTTGGCGCCGTCGCCGATCATCTCGCCGGTGACCGCCGAGAGCATGATGGTCTTGCCCGCGCCGGTGGGCGCCACGCCCAGCGTGTTGCTGCGGGAAGCGAGCGCAGCGACGCTGCGCTCGACGAAGGTCTTCTGGCGGGGGCGCAGGCGCATGGCCGATCTCCCCCTTACTGCGCCCAGCTCGGCCGACCGGCGGCGCCGGGGGCGGACGCGGGCTGGCTGGGCTGGGTGGCCGTGGCGGGCTGCTGCGGGGCATGTCCGGCTGCACCCTGTCCGCCGAACTGCAGCGCCGCAGTCCCCATGACCTGCGCGTAATCGCGATGATCCGGCGTGACCGCGCTGCGGATCTCGTTCTTGTCGTCGCCGCTGGCGTCGGTGCCGATGTCGATGCGGGCGATGAACTCGATCCCGTCGAGATCGGCAAAGCCGTTGATCCGCCGCGCCGCCTGCGCCTCGGCCGACATGTCCTTGTCGGAAATCCCGCGGGCCGAGTTCAGCATGCCGCGCACGAGGCTGCGGCCCATGTTGGCCCAGTCGGGCCCCTTCGGGCTGTAGAGCCCGATCAGGGTGAAGATCTTGCGCCGGGCGTACTGCCCCTCGGTCACCGTGAACTCGCCGTTCAGATAGACCGCGCCGGTCGAGCCGCGCGTGGCATAGCCGCCGTTCCAGCCCTGCGAGGCGTCGTCGAAGCCGCCCGGGCGGATGGTCAGGCGCACCTTGGCTAGCGTGCCCTTGGGGATCAGGTTGCTGTTGCTCTGCGCGTCGTTGAAATCGTTCCAGGGACCCATGGGGAACCTCCTTTTCTGATCAGGATTGCGGTTGGGATTGGGCGTCAGCCGCCGGATCGGCGGGTGGCGGGGTATAGGTCAGGCGCTTGGGCGCTGGCGCGACGGGGGCGCGGATCTTCGTCATCAGGCGGCCTAGGTGAGGCTCCTCGACCTGATCCAGACGGCCCGAGCGGTCTTTGGCCGGAAAGCCCCAGTAGTTGATCGTTTGGCAGACGAAGGCGCGATAGGGATCGCCGTCGGCCTTCAGCTCGGCCATGGTGATCACCTCGTCGACGATCCCCGGCAGCTCCAACCCGGTCTTCGAGCCGTCGATCTGCGGCTGGAAAACCTTGCGGTTGAAGTCGTCGAGCTTCTCGTCGAGGATTCCGACGAACCAGACGTTCTTGGCCCGTGTGTGCTGGAGATGGGTGAGCCAGCCGATCATCTCGCGGCCGTGCAGCCCGTAGGCCCCGCGCACGTCCGGCTTGCCGGTCTTCTCAGACAGCGCCTCGGGCTGACCCTTGCACCAGCCGAAGCACAGCCGCCCCGCCACGGTGATCGAGTCCACGAAGATCGTGTCGTAATGGTCGAGAGCTGCCGGATCGCCGAAGCGGTCGCAGACTGCCTTGTAATGCGCCGGGCTGTAGGGCTGCTCGTCGCGCAGCGCCGGGTTCGGCCCGCCGATGAACACCGCGAAATCCCGGCATTCCGTCCAGGTTCGCGGCCGGATGCTGTCCCCCGCCCAGCCCTCGATGGCGAGATCGCCCGCCTCGAGGTCCATGAACAGGGTGGTCGACGCGTTCAGCGTCCAGAGGAGCGAGGTCTTCCCGATGCCGGATTTGCCGAAGATGCAGCCCTTGATACCCCGCGGCTCGGCCAGCCGCTGGTCGGCGCTGATGATCGGGAGGCTCATTGATCGTCCCCTTGCGGGACGATCTCAATCTTCAGCGTGCCGGGCCGGACGGTGCGCGCGGGCTCGAACCCGGCACGGATCGCATCGGGCCAGGCGGCGTATTTGCGCTCGGGCACCTTGAACGCGATGTCGACATACTGGGCGGGATCGTCCCCGGCGGCGCGGATGCGCTCGACCATGGCGGCGAGGCGATCCTGGTCCCAATCCACCCGCTTCGGCAGATCGGCAACCACGGTGAAATCGCCGTCGTCGAAGCGGATCGTGCCGGTATTCTTACCCGCCGCCTGCCGTTCCGCGGCGGCGCGGGTAGCGTAGCGGACGCTCAGCGCCCCATCGAGGCGGGCCTTCGCGGCCTTGGTCCCCGCCATGCGCTCGTCGACCTCTCGCTGCAGGATGGCGAGCAGTTCGACGGGCAATTGGGCGATGTCCTGCAGGCTGAGACCCGGCAGGTTGTCGCAGGTGGGGGTGTTCTCGGGGAACGGCATGAATGGGTCTCCGTGATGGGCAAAAGGGGACTGGAAGGCGGTCATCAGGCGGCCTCGGGTTCGGCGAGCAGCAGCGCGGACAACGAGACGGCGGCGGCCTTGGGCTTGGGGCGGGCGACCGCGATGTAGGCGAACTGGTCCGATCCCGTGCGCTGCTGCACCAGATGCACGAGGCCCTGTTCGGCAGCCCAGAAGGCCCGCGAGCCCAACCTGGACAGTTCCGCCCGCTGCTGGTCGGACAGGCCGCCGAGCATCGGGAAGATGTCGAGGACCAGAAAGCCGCGATGGTATTCCAGCCGGTCGCCCGGAACCGCCTGCGCCACCCAGGCGCAGAACTCGATCTCGGTGAGCGGCCGGCTGGCGCGGACCGTGACGAAGGGGGTGGTGCCCATGAACATGATCTCCTCCTTTCGCCTCTACTCAGGCCGCCACGAGATCGTCCCAGGCGGGACCGAGACCGTGGGCGGTGAGAACGTGACGGAGATCGGCCAGGCGGCGGTAAAGCGCGGAACGGCTGCCGAACCCTGCGGCCGCCAGCGCGGAAACAGGGCGATCTGCCAGCGCCGCGCAGAGGCGGCGGTCCGTCTCCGGGAGCCTCGCCAGCGCGGCCTCCAGCGCGTGGTGATCGTCGCTGACCGAAACGGCGCAGCAGTTCTGGCCATGCCAGGCGGCCAGCCCGTCATCCTCGGTCAGCGTGTCGCCGACCGGCTCCTTGCTCCCGGCGAGCGGGACTTCGAGGGAGAGCAGCGATCCACCCTGCGCGCGACGCTGGCGATGGTGTCTGATCGCGATGCGCGATGACTGGTTGCTCAGGACGATGTTGGCGAAGGCGCCGATGCTGCCGCGCGAGGGATCGTAGGCGGGCAAGCGGCGCAGCAGATCGACCAGGAGATCCTGACCCAGATCCTCGCGCTCGCAGATCGGCATGCACAGCTTGCGCCGGAGCCGTTGTCCCGCCGCATCGGCCTCACGGATGATGGCTTCAATGTCGTTGGGGGAGAGTTCGATCTGCATCGCTGCGCGCCTCAGTCATCGTTTCTGATGACACAAAGGTGCCGGATGCAGTCGGCGCGTAGGTGGGAATAAGGTGGGGGTTTGGTGGGTCCGGCCGCGTTAGAGAGCCAGTCGGGCAGAAGACCAGCTACGCCTGTTCATGCCTTGGTCGGCTCCAAGGCTGTTGCCGTGGTTGCTGGTCACTCGGATACTGCGGGCGCATTCGACCCGTCTCATCCCTTTGTTACTGTTCGATTTCGCGGCTATGGTGGAACCCGGCGATGGAATCGCTCGTCACGAAATAAGCATCTATCGTACCTGAAGATGTGTATCCCAAGCTGGGACAGAAGTTCTATTGAGCGGTGAAAACGACATACTTGCTGGCGCGCGTAGAAAACTTTTCCCGCTTTGACGGGGAGAACTTATCCGCAGATCCAGTCATGGGCTACGGGCGAAGCGGCAAGGTCCCCCATGAAATCCATAACTTCTCGGTCGCATCAGATGGGTTCATTTATGGCTACCTTCCGAAAGAAGGTGGAGGGGACTTAAGCAGGCTGGGTGGCAATAGAGGCGACGCGGAAGTCTCCAACGTCACAGTAATATTCATCAGTAGCGGTGTGTTGTGCGGATATTACAGGAATGCGACCGTCTTTTCGCACCCGATTAGGCACCCTGATAACCTGGAAGCCGGTAGTTCGCCGATCTATTGCAGAGTGAAGGTGCAGCCTGAAAATGCATTTTTGATCCCAGCGGGCGACAGACACGACGAGCTACAGCCTAGACCATCCGGCCAGTTTCCAGTTCTCTACGGGAACGAAGATTCTGCGTGGGTCGGTTGGTTTGAAGGTTTGGTCGCAGGAATTCAGAAAACATTCCGCAGTGAGAAAAAACGCAGGAAATGGACGAATAGTGTTGAGCGCAGCTCCAAGGCTCGAGCAATGGCGCTTCATAAATACGGCCTTAGATGTGAATGCTGCAAGATAACGCACACCGACAACGTTCGCGCGTCGATTTTTGAAGTTCATCACAAGGTACCATACGCGGAAAACTTCGAGACGCGGCAATTGAAGATATCCGATCTGGCAGTCCTTTGCGCAAATTGCCATCGAATGATCCACAGAATGCCGGATGTTTCCGATGTCAATGCTCTCAAAGCATATCTGAAGTAGGTGAACGGTACCGGTTCAGTCTTCAACAACGATGTCCGCAGCGACAACGCCTGGACGGTAGCCCCTTCCTCGGACAGTCATGATCAGGGCCTTGCTCTCGGCATCGGTGAACCCCGCAGCCTTAAACGCGTCGCGCAGCTCGCGGATTAGATCCTTGGCCTCGCGCGCCGTCGTGCCTTCGACATGGGATCCGGAGGCGACCTGATCGCGCGACAGCGCCTTTCCCAGGAGGCGCTCGAACACGGGGAAGATTTGACGCGACAGTGTGACGGAGCGACCGTCCCACTGAACCTCGGCCGTCGCTCTCCGCACGCGAAGTACAGGCGCCAGCGGGACCGGCGCCAGAGCCGCGACGTTGATCGCGATGCCATCCGAGGCGGGCATCAGCACTGCGAGGGTTTCGACCAGATGAAATCCCGCATCATGATGTCGCCGCGCGGCCTCCGCTGGCAACTCCGGTGCGAGGATCGTGATGTCCGAGCCCTGCGCGGCCTGGCGCAAAGTCGCGATGATGCCGTCGCCGGTCAGGGCTGCAGGCTCGAGCGCAAGAAACACTGCACGCCCCGATCGCGTATCGCCGAGCCGCCAGACCTTCTCCGCCGCCAGCTTCGGGGCCGCTGGGAATCCCGCCGCTGTGCCGATCATGGATACCAGCGCTTCACAACCAATGCGGAACACGCGCAAATCGTCCTCGCTGAGATCGACGTCGTTTCGGCGGTCGAGCGGACAATCAGCACGGTATCCATCACCCGCTTTCCGGATCGGCCGACAGGAAAGGCCGCACTCGCAGGCGTCGCAGACATCCCAATCGCCGAGCGGCGCCTGTTCGACGAGGACGCGCTTCGCCAGCAGCCGGTCGAAGGTGGTGCCGAAGAACGGCGTGGCAAGCTCGCCGGGCAGGATTGCGTCGTCGCCGGCCTCACTCAGCCGCGTCAACAACCTCAAAATCGTCTCGGTCATTCATCAGCCCGTTCCGTTCGATCAATGTCATCACGCGCGCCTCGTGCTGGGTGCGCCGGAACTGAACGACGCCGGGTGGCCGCAGCTTCACCGTCACCTGCGGCTGACGCTTGCCGTCGCCCTTGAACAGGATCCGGAACACGATCTCGCCGAGCCGCCAGGCGCCGCTGAAGGAAACCGGCGTGCTGCCGAAATGCCGGAGCGCATCGCCGCCGAGATCCCGCGACCGCAACGTGCGCACCACGCGCGGATATCCCTTCTTGCCCGGCGCCATCAGGTCAGCCGCCGCCTCGATGATCAGCACCTTGTCGATCAGCGGATCGTAGCCGCGTCGAAGGCGAAACTCGGTCCCGCGAGTTCGATCGGACGCAGGGTGTAAAGGTCCTGCGCGTCGTCCCCGTCGAAAAAGCCGGGCTTCTCCAGAACGATCGACGCGAAGAGTTCAGCGATCTCGGGCTGATGCGCCTTCCGGACGCGTGCCAGCCTCAGCATGCCGGTATTTTCGGAATAGCGCAGAACCGCCTGCGAGATTTGCCGCACGCTGATGACACGCTCCTGCTGGCCTTCGACAACGGGCATGGTCGAAACCATGGAGCCATGGCTGACCACAAGATTGATCTCGTCATCGTCTATGTAGTCGCCGACCCGGCAATAATCGCCAAGGAAGGCATCGCGGAAAAGCTCCGCTACTGCCGACCGAAATGCCTCTACCTTCTCCGCGGTCAGATCGATGGCGATACCACGCTCCCGACCGGCGTATTCGTGAAGGCGATCCGCGGTCAGCATCGCCTTGTGATCGGCGGCCGCGTCGAACAGATCAGGGTGCTCGAGGAAGACCCGGACCGCGATATGCTTCGGGTCATGCGCCTTGTTCGGGGCGTCCTTGTCGCCGGTCTTCATTTCGGGGAAGAGGTTGATGCCTTGCCGATCGGCCTGCGTCTGGATGATCTCGAGACCGCGAGCGTCGCCCAGTTCGGCGATCCGGTGCAGGTCGGCGCGAAGGCCCTCAGGGTAGCTGTCCTCACTGCCGGTCAGAAGCGACTCCAGCGCGGTACGGGCCGAGTCCTCCTCCTGATCCAAGAGATCGACGGAAAAGCCTTTGCACTCGCCCTCGTGTCGCGCGAGCAGGGCCTTCATTAGGATCAGGTCCACGGTCTTGATGAACCGGGGATTCACGAACTTCTTCAAATTGCCGGCCACGGCGAATCCCCTTTCATGTCTGGATGGACGTTCCTTTTATGTTCTTTTCTGAGGTCGTTCAACCTCCGCGTGATTAGCTGGGACGGATTCTGACCGAGGTGAGTAGAGGCTGAAGGAGACGACCGCTCCGAGGCCCGCATGAAACGCCCCAATCCACTGCCACCCGATCAGATGACGCCCGCCGAGCGACGCGCCGAATTGTGCAGGTTGCTCGCCCTCGGGCTGGTCCGGCTGATGCAGCGCGATCAGCGCTAACCTTCTGACGAGACTGGAGAAATTCGCCTGCACTATCCGGCCGACCAATGCCGTCATGCAACCCGGAAGCCAACGGAGACCGCATGACGATGCACGACCCAATCCCCGCGCGCCTGGTCGCGCTGAAGACTACGCCGACACCAGACCTGAAGAAGCAGTGGCGCGATCTGTTCGACAGCGAACCGCCGCCGTTCAACCGGCGCTACCTTGAATCCCGCCTGGCCTACCGCATTCAGGAACTCGCCTATGGCGGGCTGAAGCCCGAGACCGTCCGGCGGCTGGAACAGCTGGGTGAAGAACTGGACGGTGGCGACAAGAAAAAGCGCGGAATGCGCCTCGACCGCGACCGCCCCATCACTGGCACGCGGCTGCTGCGCGAGTGGCAGGGGGACGAGTACGTCGTCACCGTGACCGCCGATGGCTTCGAGTGGCAGGGGCGGCCCTACAAGTCCTTGTCGGCCATCGCCCGCGCCATCACCGGCACGCGCTGGAACGGCTGGGTATTCTTCGGCCTCAAGAATCACAGGGGGCGGACATGACGAAGCCTGTCGTCCGCAAACTGCGTTGCGCAGTCTACACCCGGAAATCTTCCGAGGAAGGGCTGGAGCAGGAATTCAACAGCCTCCACGCCCAGCGTGAGGCCTGCGAGGCCTACATCGCCAGCCAGCGATCTGAGGGCTGGGTGCTGGTCCGCGATCAATATGACGACGGCGGCATCTCGGGCGGCACGCTGGAGCGGCCCGGCCTCAAGCGCATGATGGCCGACATCGAGGACGGGCTCGTCGACGTGGTGGTGGTCTACAAGATCGACCGCCTCAGCCGCTCGCTGGCGGATTTCGCCAAGCTGGTCGAGGTGTTCGACCGGAACGGCGTGACCTTCGTCTCGGTAACCCAATCCTTCAACACCACCACGTCGATGGGGCGGCTGACGCTGAACATCCTGCTCTCCTTCGCCCAGTTCGAGCGCGAGGTGACGGCCGAGCGCATCCGCGACAAGGTCGCCGCCAGCCGCAAGAAAGGCATGTGGATGGGTGGGGTGCCGCCCTTCGGCTACCGGGTGGAAAACCGCAAGCTGCTCGTCGACGAGGACACCGCCGCGTATGTGCGCTGGATCTTCGCCCGGTTTCTCGAGATCGGGTCCTGCACCGAACTGGCGCGGGAGGTCGGTGCGCGCGGCATCCGGACGCCGCGCGGCAACCGGATCGACAAGAAGTATCTGTACCGCATGATGAACAACCGCGCCTACATCGGCGAGGCGGTCCACAAGGGCGACAGCTACCCCGGCGAGCACGACGCGATCATCGACCGCGGGACTTGGGACAAGGTTCACGCCATCCTGCAGGAGAGCCCCCGCAAGCGCGCCGCACTCACCCGCGCCGAGACTCCCGCGCTACTGAAGGGTCTCTCAAGAACCTTTTCGCCGAACCCAGCGGACTGGCGTCAATTGACATGGCTATGGGATACGCGATCCCAGAAGCAATTATGCGTCAAGCGCGTAGCGAAATATCTCTTGATGCAGGGCGATCTACGTCCTCGCTTTTGGCCTCTACGCTCGATCTATATGTTGCTCCGCAGTTTCAAGGGCGCGCAGACAAGCATGAAAGCCTACTTTCTCTTGTGA